TGTGCTTGTTTAAGCTGGCCCGCATCGCCACCGGCCACGGCAAAGCAGATAACTGGATTGACCTCGCCGGTTATGCCGCCTGCGGCGGGGAATTGGAGGACGTATGAAAGTGTTGATAGCTTGCGAGGAATCTCAAGAAGTCTGTAAGGCGTTCCGCGCATTGGGACATGAGGCATATTCCTGTGACATTCAGGAGCCGTCCGGCGGGCATCCTGAGTGGCATATCCAGGGCGATGCGCTCAAGGCCATCGAGGGGGGGCAAGTGACCACAATGGACGGGGAGCCGCATGACGTTGACCAGTGGGACCTGCTGATCGCGCACCCGCCGTGCACATACCTGACAAACGCCGGGGCAAGGCACATTTGGAAAGGCGGTCAGCTCCAGCCTGATCGAGTGCAAAAGGGTATCTTAGCACGAGATTTGTTTATGCGTTTCTGGGATGCGGATATTCTGAGGGTGGTTATTGAAAATCCAGTTCCATCCAAGATTTTCTGTCTACCTGAGTATTCTCAAATTGTTCAGCCGTTCCAGTTTGGACACGCCGTAACCAAGAAAACCTGTCTTTGGGAAAGAGGGGTACTCCCCTTGAAGCCAACAAACATCGTAGAGCCGGTTAAGGGACGAAAGATGGTTCTGAGAAACGGAACTGTCCGCTACTCCTGTTGGGAAATGGATTGCGGCGGAAGTAAGGAGGAACGGGCAAAAGCCCGAAGCAAGACCTTCCCCGGCATCGCCAGAGCCATGGCGGAGCAATGGGGCGGAGATATAAGGGAGGAACTATGAGAGATACAAACCTCGTAAATGCGCTGCGTGAGCACGCAGATTGGGCGCGGGCAAATGAGTGGGAAACGCCGATCACGCTGAGCGATGATCTGGCGGAGGCCGCTGACCGGATCGAAGCACAGGCGAAAGAGATCGAAAATCTGCGGGCGCAGCTCCGCCATTTGGAGGAACTGGCCGAAGCCGACAGGGATGGCCGGCTGGTGGTGCTGCCATTTACCAGTGGGCGCACTTTGCTATGCAAGGAAAACATCGACAGTCCGCGACTTATGAAGGATGTAGAGCTTGCGATTCGCTATTGCAGCAGTTGCGGAATTGTGTTTCACATGGGTTACAATGTGTTCTGTGATCTGGTGAAACATGGGAGAATTACTGCGGTAAGCGAGGAGGCGGAGAAAGCATTGGAGGCGATAAAGGATGAGTAAGGCTGTTATGCTGAGTATCCGCCCCAAGTGGGTGGAGAAGATCGCCAGCGGTGAAAAGACCATCGAAGTCAGAAAGACCAGACCAAAGCTGGCCCCGCCGTTCAAATGCTATATCTACTGCACGCAGGACAAGCACCTCGCGTTTATGCAGAACCAGACGGGCACAAACCTGATAGCCTGCATGGATGTCACTGCAGCAATCCCGGTGGGCGGTGCCATAGGAAACGGCAAGGTCATCGGAGAGTTTACGTGCAAAGGCTTCATCCCGTTCAGCCACGGTCGCCCATGCTTTGTGACGGGGACACCGGAGGAAATCGAACGGATGGCCTGCCTGTCGCGCGAAGAAATATGGGAGTACGCGCCGCATGGCAACCCTATCGGCTGGCGCATCACAGACCTGGTGATCTACAACACTCCACGTGAGCTGACGGAGTTTCGAATGCCTTGCCCTAATGACTTATACTGCGAGGCCTGCGCCATGTACAGCAACAACGGCGGTATCTGCAACAATGGGGCTTTGCCGCTTCGCCGCCCGCCCCAAAGCTGGTGCTATGTGGAGGCGATGAAGGATGGCAATTAGCAAATCAAAGCGTGAAGCGGTCTACCGAAAGTATAATGGCCACTGTGCGTATTGTGGACGCAAAATCGCCTACAAGGATATGCAGGTAGACCATTTTCACCCATTGAGGGCGTGGGGTATTGAGGACGCTGGAACAGATGACCTTGACAACCTCATGCCAGCCTGCCGGATGTGCAATCACTACAAGCGTGCAAATTCGCTTGAAACTTTTAGACGCTACATCGCAGAAATTCCGCGAAAGCTGCGCGAGAACTATATCTACAAGATTGGCGTGGTTTATGGAAATGTCATCGAGGCCGAAAAACCGATTGAGTTTTACTTTGAGACGCAGGAAAGGAGGGCTGACGATGGCTGACTTAAAACCGTGCCCTTTCTGCGGCGGTAACGTTCGATTCGACGTAGCATACAGTTATTTCCGCGACATCGTGATTTATTGCGATAGCTGCGACATGGTGTTTACGCTGGATAATTGCGAGACAACAGCTTCGGAGATTGCCGATGCGTGGAACAGGAGGAAGGAAAGAACATGACAAAGCGTTTTTGCGATCTCTGCGGAAAAGAAATATTCAAGATTCAGGAAACTTATAGGGTCTGCGTGGAGAGCAACGCAAGCATCTACGCAAGCAATCCGGACATAGTGGATGTCATAGTGGATGTGGGAGAAATATGCCCTGCCTGCGCGAAGCGTATCCACCAGGCTGTGCAAGACCTGAAACAGGAGGACTGTAATGGCTGAATACATTGAGCGCAGTGAGGGCGTATCTATTTTGCGCGCAAAAGCAAACATGGCGGTTTTGATGGACGCTGCCCCATACTTTGAGAAGGCAGCGCAGATGTTGGAGAAATTGCCAGCCGCCGACGTGGCCCCAGTAGTACGGTGTAAGGGATGTAAGTACAGTTGCAAAGATGGAACCGGACGTACCTGTGAAGGCTATTGGTACGAATTGAGCGAGTTTGCTGTGCCAGTAGAGGACGATGGTTTCTGCTCATACGGCGAGAGAAAGGACGGAGGTGACGAATAATGGCAAAGTATTTCAGAATTGCAGAAATTGATGCTGCTACTTTTGAGCGCATGACTGGCGACGAGCTTGATTGCCTGCAAGTGGTACTGCTTGCGGATGATGGAAATGTGTATGTTGCTGTCGATGAAGATGGGCAAGATTACATTGATGTCGACCTTGAAATGTTTGACACGGACGGAGGAGCTGACCATGAGGACGATTGACGCTGATAAACTGGTTGATATGCTATATGACAATGAGTTTGCTGTACTTTGCCCGTTGGATGAAGTAAGCGGCGTAGTTGACGCTTGCCCAACCGTGGATGCCGTGCCGGTGGTGCATGGGCGGTGGGAAATGAGGCCCACTGGGATGGCGACCGATACCGGCCCGGAATACAAGGCGTACTGTACTGTTTGTAATGAGCCAAACAAGCAGTATCAACCGCCATTCTGCCCCCACTGCGGGGCAAAGATGGACGGCGAGAGAAAGGATGGAGGGGATGGCTAAACAATCCGCTTACTTACAACGGCGGGACGCGCAGTTGGATGCGGTCTTTTGGGCCGGTGCTGCGATGGCAGCGCAGTTTGCCGTTGACACTTTGCAGATGACCATGCATCAGCAGGAAGGCTGGGGCTATGATCGTATCATGCGCGTCACGCATGAGTGGATGGAGACCCAGCGGGAATACAGACCTGCCTTAAACTGCAAGGACCCAGAGGCGGACGTCCGGCAAGTGCACATGGACCGGGTGCTGGCGCAAATCATCAACGGGAAGGCGGAGCTGATCCCCTTCCCGGACAGATACAAGGATCTGAAAAAGGTCCGTTATGGGAGGTAACTATGTGAGGTGGTTATGTGAGTACATTCCCGGAACGGCTGCGGAAGTTAAGGGAATCTGAGCGGCCTGCTAAAAGCATGAGAGTGCAAGCGGAGCTGATTGGGATCGGGCATGATACGCTGCGGAAGTACGAAACCGGGGAGAACGAACCGGCTCTCAGCCAGTTGAAGCTGATAGCGAATCATTACCACGTCAGCTTGGATGAGCTTGCATGGGACGAGGGTGAGCGAGAGAGTAAACCTTTATAGTATCGCAAAAAAAATTGGTCTTTGCCCCCAATTCGGGGCAAGTAAATAAAAATATGTGTCAGAATGAGGGTGCGGGGTTATAACCGTATCCTCATTCTTTCCATCCTTTCTTTCCTCCTGACCCCGGCGGATGCCGGGGATATGCAGACGTAGCTCAGCCGGTAGAGCACCGCGCCAGGAGGTATGCGCTGGTTCAAGCCCAGCCGTCTGCACCATGGCGGGGAGCGTTTCGGGTGATGCGTCCTCGCTCCAAGAATATATAAGCTGCGGCCTGTAAAAGCAGCTCGTCTCTGGCAACTGGTACTTGCCCTTGACGCCCCGGTGCAATTCCGGTTTGACAGGACCCCTCGCACCTCTCAACGATGTGGCCCAGAGGGGACATTGCGCATTGTGGCTTAGTTGGAAGAGCCATTCAGTGTAGAGTGCCCTTCGGGGCGGGTAAAGTCTGCTATGTAAGGCCAAGGGGCGGGGGCTGGTAGCAAAACAGGAGGATGGCATGGAAATCACAAAACGGCGGCTTGCGGATATTGTGCCGTATGCCGCAAACGCAAAAAAGCATGATAAGCGGCAAATCAACAACGTTGCGGAGAGCATCAAGCAGTACGGTTTTGTACAGCCGATTGTGATTGACCGTGACGGCGTGATCGTAATCGGCCACTGCCGCGCTTTGGCGGCAAAGAAGCTGGGCATGGAAGAAGTTCCGTGCGTCTGCGTGGACGATTTGACACCAGAGCAGGTGAACGCCCTGCGGCTGGTGGATAACAAGAGCAACGAGAGCGACTGGGACTTTGACCTGTTGGCTGATGAACTGCCCGGTCTTGACCTGTCGGCGTTTGACTTTGAATGGGGTCTGCGTGATGAACTGAACGATTCCGTTGTCGAGGATGATTATGAACCTGTCATTCCGACGGAGCCGAAGAGCAAGCTGGGCGATGTGTACCAGCTTGGAGACCACCGCCTTATGTGCGGAGACAGCACGTCTTTGACAGACGTACAGAAGCTTGTGGGGAGGGCACAAATCGATCTTCTTCTCACCGATCCTCCGTACAATGTGGACTATCAGGGCACCGCCGGTAAAATCAAGAACGATAACATGGAAGATGCAGCCTTTAGGCAGTTCCTTACGGATGCTTTCTCCAATGCGGCGATGGTTATGAAACCCGGCGCTCCGTTCTACATCTGGCATGCAGACAGTGAAGGGTATAACTTCCGTGGTGCGTGTAAAGATTCGATGCTGCGCGTCCGGCAGTGCCTGATCTGGGTGAAGAACTCCCTTGTGATGGGGAGACAGGATTTCCAGTGGAAACATGAACCTTGCCTGTACGGTGAAAGTGAGATTGAAGAGGACGATCATGAGCCTTGCCTTTACGGATGGACGGAAGGCAAGAAGCACTACTTCTTCAAGAACCGCAGACAGACAACTGTATTGAATTTCGATAAGCCTGTCAAATCTGCGGAGCATCCGACCATGAAGCCGATTAAGCTGTTTGATTACCAGATGCAGTGCTCCAGTAAGCCGGGTGAGAATGTACTTGACCTGTTCGCTGGCTCCGGCACAACAATTATGGCGGCGGAGCAAAATGGCAGACACGCTTTCTGCATGGAGTATGATCCGAAGTATGCCGATGTCATTGTTGACCGGTGGGAGAAGTTCACCGGGAAGAAGGCGGTGCTTCTGAATGACTGATGCTCAGGCGACTGCGCGGAGGATGTTGAAGAAAAACCAGCAGTATTTATCCACACAGCAAATGAAAACACTGAACGGGCTGATTAAGTCCGGCGATATTACAGGGGCCATGAATGGCCTGCATACATTGGTGGCGAGAAAGCTGACTGTGAGAAAGGAGGGCGCGTATGGCAAGGCCAAGAAAGGAAATAGACCAGAAGCAGTTCGAAAACCTCTGCGGCCTGCAATGCACGCTTGAGGAAATCTGCGGTTGGTTTGATGTGACCGATAAAACACTGGATGGTTGGTGTAAACGCACCTATCATGCCAGTTTCTCCGAGGTATTTAAGCAAAAGCGCGGCGCGGGGAAAATTTCACTGCGTCGGAGCCAGTGGCGATTGGCTGAAAAGAACGCTACAATGGCGATCTTCCTCGGCAAACAGTTTCTTGGGCAGCGCGATAGCGTGGACGTGGCGGTTACGGACGCGAAGGGCATTGCATTGGACGAGCTGGAGAAGATGGTGATGCAGAATGACGCGGATACAAGCGGCGGAACTGCTGATACATAATCCCATTGCGTTCGGCCATGCCGTTGGGTTTGATAAGTTGGGTACGCTGCACAACGCATGGATACAAGATATGGTGCGCGGAAGTGAGGACAAAACCTTGCAGGCGCACCGTGGCAGCTATAAGACAACGTGCGTTTCGATTGCGCTAGCGGAGATTATCGTCCTTCTGCCGAATCTCAAAACGCTGTTTATGCGGAAAACGGATGCGGACGTGAAAGAGGTTGTGCGGCAGGTGCGGAATCTGCTGCTATCGCCATACATGGAGGCGCTGTGCGAGAAGATCCACGGGAAACCGCTGATCCTGACAACGGTATCCGCGACGGAGATTTCCACGAATCTGGCAGCGGACAACAAGGGCACGAGCCAGCTTGTGGCGTGCGGCGTGAACGGGTCCTTGACCGGCAAGCATTTCGACCGCATATTCACGGACGATATTGTAAACGTGCAGGACCGCATTTCCCGCGCAGAGCGAGACCATACAAAAACGATCTATCAGGAGTTACAGAATATCCGCAATCGGGGCGGGCGAATTTTTAACACCGGGACACCCTGGCACAAGGAAGACGCGTTTTCCATGATGCCGAATATCGAAAAGTACGATTGCTATTCAACTGGATTGATTTCCGGGGATGAGTTGCAAACCATTAAATCGTCTATGACGTCATCCCTGTTTGCAGCAAACTACGAGCTGCGACACATTGCCAGTGATGATGTGATCTTTGACACGCCGCAAATGGGCGGTGAGCCTTGCCTTGCAGAGCAGGGCATTTGCCATATCGACGCGGCATACGGCGGCGATGACTACACGGCGTTCACGATTGCCCGAAAGAAGGGAACAACATATTACCTCTATGGGCGGCTTTGGCACAAGCATGTGGACGATTGCATGGATGAGATTATCCGGCTTCGGAAGTCCTTCAATGCTGGGGAGATTTACTGCGAGACCAACGCGGACAAGGGCTATCTGGCAAAGGCGTTGCGCGCGAAGGGAGAACGGGCCGTTACCTATCACGAAAGCATGAACAAATTCCTTAAAATCACAAGCTATCTCAAGGCGGAATGGCGCAATGTGGTTTTTGTGGCCGGTACGGATGATGCATATATCGACCAGATTTGCGATTATAACGGGAACGTGGAGCATGATGACGCACCGGACAGCGCGGCCAGCATCGTAAAGCGGTTGTGGAACAAACGCGACAGCTCTGATTATGTTTCCATTCTGAGATAAGGGGTGAGCGGAGATTAAGACATATAATGACCTTGTGGCGGTGGGCGAGGATGAAAAGGCGCGGATGGAGTTTGTCCGAAGCGCGATCAACGAGCACCGCGAATCCCACGCATATAAGACGGCGGCGGATGCTGAGGAATATTACAACGGCCTGAATCCGACCATTAACCGCTATGAAAAGATCATCTACGATATGCAGGGCCGCGCCCACGCGGATATGTGGACGGCAAACCATAAGCTGGCCAGCCGGTTCTTCGGTCTGGCGGTGGATCAGGAGGTCTCGTATCTGCTGGGCAACGGCGTGACCTTCGCGGAGAAGGGAACACCAAACAAGCTATGCCCGGACTTTGACCAGGAAGTCATGGATGCGGCGCGTGAGGCGAAAATCGCAGGCGTGTCTTTCGGCTTCTGGGATCTGACGCATTTGCGGGTGTTTTCCCTGCTTGAGTTCGTCCCCCTCTATGATGAAGAGGACGGTGCAATGAAAGCCGGTATCCGGTTCTGGCAGGTGGCACAGGATAAGCCGTTGAGAGCGACGCTGTATGAGATTGACGGCTTTACCGAGTATTTCCAGCCCAGCGGCGAGGATATGGACGTCATGCAGCCGAAGCGCAGTTATAAGCTGATCGAGCGCAAGGCGGAGGTCGGCGAAACCGAAATCTATGACGGCGGGAATTATCCGAGTTTCCCCATCGTGCCGCTGAAAAACAACAAGCGGTGTCTCTCCGAGATCGTCGGCAAGCGCAATACCATTGACGCGCTGGATTTGGCGTCCTCCAATATGGTAAACAACGTGGACGAGGGCAATCTGATCTATTGGGTGATTTCCAATTGCGAGGGCATGACGGATCTGGACGATGCAAAGTTTATTGAACGGCTGAAAACCACCCATGTCGCCCACGCGAATGGCGATGATGGTGCAAAGGTGGAAAGCAAGACCATCGAGGCTCCCTATGAGGGAACCAGCAGCACCATTGATATGCTCAAGAAAAAGCTGTACGAAGATTTCCAGTGCTTTGACGCTGCGGCGGTATCCGCTGGGAATCAAACGGCGACCGCAATCAAGGCCAGCTATGTGCCGTTGGATTTGAAGACGGATAAGTTTGAATCTGAGGTAACGCGGTTTATTGTGGAAATCCTGCGTCTGGCAGGTATTGAAGATCAGCCAAGCTACACGCGCAATCAGATTATCAACAAGAGCGAGGAAACACAGAACATCCTTCTGGGCGCAGCGTATTACGATGACGAATACATCACAAAAAAGCTGCTGACCATCAACGGCGACATTGACCAGTACGAGGACATGGCAAAGCGGAAGGCGGCAGAAGAGATTGACCGGAGCTTTGAAGATCCGGACGCGCCGGGGGTGAGCGGCGATGGCGACCAGTGATCTTGGCCATAAGCAGACCGACAAGGAACTTGCAAAGCTGGAACGGCGCATTGCAAAGTTATACCGCGAGGCGGAGAAAGAGCTGCAAGAAACCATTGACGCTTACTTTGAGCAATTCAAAAAGCGCGACGAGGAAATGAAAGATCTGATCGGCACCGTGCAGAACGGTAAGGAATGGACGGAGGCCGATTATAAGCAATGGCGGCTCAATCAGATCGGGCGCGGGGAACGCTATCAAGCTATGCGCGACAAGGTGGCGCACCGCGTGACTGATGCAAACGCTGTGGCGGTGTCTTACACCAATGATGCAACGCCGGGTATCTACTCCCTCAACCGCAACTATGCGGCGTATACCATCGAGAGTGTGGCTGGGGACGTGGGCTTTGACCTGTGGGACGAGCAGACGGTGAAACGCCTAATCGTGGAGCAGCCGGGGTTGATGCCGTACTATCCAAAGGACAGAGCACTGAAACGCGGGATCGATCTCGCATACGGCAAGAAGCAAATTACGGCCAGTGTCACCAGCTCCATCTTGCAGGGGTTGAGTATCAAGCGCATGGCGGATGACCTGCAAAAGCGGATCACCACCATGAGCCGGGATTCCGCCATCCGCACCGCCAGAACCGCCGTGACCGGAGCGCAGAACGCCGGACGCATGGACAGCTACGCGGCGGCGGAGAAGATGGGCATTAATCTCAAGAAACAATGGCTTGCGACGCTGGACGGCAGAACGCGACACGCTCACGCCATGTTGGACGGTCAGACGGTGGATATTGACAAGCCGTTTAAAGTCGATGGCTATGACATCATGTTCCCCGGTGATACTTCCGCACCCGGCTACCTTGTGTATAACTGCCGCTGTACAATGGTTGCGGATGTGGATGGAGTGAATTCCCCGGGCCAAAGACGCGCCAGAAACCCGGTTACAGGCGAAAACGAAATCATTTCAGATATGACCTATTCAGAGTGGGCGGCACAGAAAGAAGCGGAAAATGCTACAGCGTGGGGCATCTTTATCAAAAAAGGCCGGAATCTATCGGCAGACACGAAGCAATGGAAAGAATACAAGGCGGTTCTGAACAAAAAAGTTCCGAATACCGTTGAAGATTTCCAAAATTTGAAGTATAATGAACCTGAAAAGTGGACGCAATTAAAAACCACAAAGCGGCAGACTGTTGTTGTTAAAAATGCGGAGTGCATAACAACACCCAAAAAATACACAGGCTATTTCCTGAAAAGTGGAGCTAAACACGCGGATCAATTCTTTGATGTTGGATATACGTCAGACAATCCGCTCCAATTGCGCTATGATATGGCAAGGCAGTTTAACATGGAAAAGGCTGTGGATTTTAAAGAATTAGGCGGCGGAGCCGTGCGTTTTAATATTTACATGGAACTTGGGGTGACAAAGCAACGAACGTTTTGCACTGGCTGGATAAAGGATGCGCCCGAAAGCAAACCGCGTATCATAACTGCCTTTAGGAAAAACAAGGAGGATGCGGGATGATCCGTGAATATGACCGTGTTAAGGTAAAAAGTACTGGAGATACCGGCATTGTTGTCGACATCAGAAATACCAACGGGACGTATTTTTTGGTGGAAAGAGATAGCGATAACGAGCTGATTGACTGCACTGCCAGCGAACTGGAAAAATTGGGCAGAGGACAACAATGAACATTGATATTCAGGATCACAGTGCGGAGGTTTCCGCTGAAATCAAGGCGGCGCTGCTGCGGGGCCTTGAAAAGATTGGGCTGGTGGCAGAGGGATACGCAAAAAAACTGTGCCCTGTTGATACTGGCAACCTGCGGAACAGCATTACCCATACGGTAGATGAAGGCGAGCCTGCGGCGTACATCGGCACGAACAATGAGTATGCCGCTTACGTCGAGCTTGGCACGGGCATTTACGCCGAAGGCGGAGGCGGACGGCCTACGCCGTGGGTGTACCAGGACGCGAAAGGCAACTGGCATTACACGCGCGGCAACAAAGCACAGCCGTTTCTGAAACCAGCTGCCGCCGACCATGTTGGACAGTATCGGGACATTCTGGAAAGCGAGCTGAAAAATGGATAACGAGACCATCAAGGCTATTGAAGCCATTATCAAGCGCGGCAACGATGCTGAAATACGCCGAAAAGGTGACGGGTACATTGTCTTAGAGGTCAAGAAAACAATCAAATATTCAACTCCCGCGTAATTGGGCACGGGAAAGGGCAATAAGAGCCAACTTGTAAGGATTTCTTACAGGTTGGCTCTTTTTCTTTCAGGAGGGAACGCATGGCTAACAGCAAAGTCAACATTTTAGGCACGGATTACGAAATTGTCGTTAAAAAGTACGGTGACGATGAGGCGTTTGAGCGCAGGAGCATTGACGGATATTGCGACCACCTTTTGAAGCAAATCGTAATTTGCGACATGACAACCTATAAGGGGTGGGAAAACGAGCCGGTAGAAACGGCAAAAGAAGCTCAAAAGCAAACGCTACGGCATGAAATTGTACACGCATTTTTCAGCGAAAGCGGTCTTTCGGATAGCGGGCTTTCTTTTGAAGGGGCATGGTGCAAAAACGAGGAGCTTGTCGACTGGATTGCGTGGCAAGGGACAAAAATCCACAAGGCGTGGGAAATGGCAAACGCAATTTAGAACAGGTAAAACCCGCGAGGTACAGCGGTTTTTATACAACGTTCGCCCCCGAAGAATTGGGGCCAAGGAAAAGGAGAACGAATAACATGGCAAAATTTACGAGAGCGGAAATCAGAAATATTCTCGGCGACGCTTGCACCGAAGAGATCGAAAATCGCTTGGTTGCGCTGCATCTGGGCGTGGTCGACCCCCTCAAGGACGATCTCACAAAGTACAAGGCGGACGCGGAGAAGCTGCCCGGCGTCCAGAAGGAATTGGACGACCTCAAGACAGCGGGTGACGGCGGCTATAAGGAGAAGTACGAGAAGGAACACTCGGCCTTTGAAACTTACAAATCCGACGTCACGGCAAAGGAAAGCAAGGCGGCAAAGGAAAAGGCCGTGCGCGCTTACTTTGAGAGCAAAAACATCACCGGCGCGAATCTCGATCTTGCTATGCGCGGCTGCGGCGAAGAAATGGCCGCATTGGAACTGGACGGCGATAAGATCAAGGACACCAAAGCCCTTGATGCGCTCGTAGACGGCACCTACAAGGGGCTGGTCTCCACCACGCAGACAAAGGGCGCGAATCCCGCCAATCCCCCGGCGAACACCGGCGGCGCGAAGACCCGCGAGGACATCTATAAGAAGGACGATAAGGGCCGCTATGTGATGTCTACGGCGGAGCGCCAGAAAGCACTTGCCGATCTGATGGCAAGCGAAAACAACTGATTTTTTGAAAGGAGCTATTTATGGCTGCGAAAACTAACGTAACAACTTCCGCGCAGTTTACCACTTCCGCCCGTGAGGTGGATTTCGTGTCCCGCTTCGCTGATAACTGGGACGCACTGCGGAACATCCTGGGCATCATGCGGCCCATCCGCAAGGCCCCCGGCACGAAGCTGGTTTCCTACAAGGCCAGCGTGGACGGCGGTCTCAAGGGCGGCACTGTGGCTGAGGGTGACGAGATCCCCTTCACCAAGATGAAGGTGGAGCCTGTTGCCTATGGCGATATCGACATTGACAAGTATGCCAAGAGCGTGACCATCGAGAGCGTGGCAAAGTACGGCGCTGATGTTGCCGTGGAGAAGACTGACGAGGCTTTCCTCGTGGCCCTGCAGAACAAGGTCCTGACCGACTTCTACACCTTCCTCGGTACCGGCACTTTGAAGGTGACCGAGAAGACGTGGCAGCGTGCTCTGGCTATGGCTAAGGGCAAGGTGCTGGACAAGTTTGCCGGTCTGGATAAGGACGTGACCGAGGTGGTGGGCTTTGCCAACATCATCGACGCTTACGATTACCTGGGCGACAAGGAGATCACCGTGCAGACGATGTTCGGCATCAACTACGTGGAGAACTTCATGGGCTACCGCACCCTGTTCCTGCTGCCTGAGAAGTACATTGCCTCCAAGAAGGTGATTGCTCTGCCCGTGGAGAACATCGACCTGTACTATGTGGACCCCAGCGACAGCGACTTTGCCAAGCTGGGCCTGAACTACACCGTGAAGGGCGAGACCAACCTGATCGGAGTTCACGTCGACGGCGATTACAGCCGCGCCACCGGCGATATGTACGCCATCATGGGCATGAAGCTGTGGGCTGAGTATCTGGACGGCATTGCCGTGGCTACCGTTGCTGCGGCTGCTGCGGGCTAAATAAGGGGGCGGCGCAATGCTCGAACAGGTCTTACGGCATTTGAACAACTGGTTCCTTGTGGAGATCCACGAGGGCACGTTCACCGTGGAGAACGGCAGCATTGCGCTGCCCTTTCTCCTGACTAATCAATATTTCCGTATCTGCGGATCCGTATTTAACGATGGCCTGCACCAGTACCCGGCGACCGACCTCACGGATGAAACCTTTACCGGGACGGTGTGGGTGTTGGCTGTGCCAAAGGCTGTGGTTGCGCTTGCCGAAGATATCGCCGCGTGGGAAGAAAAGAACGGCGAAGCCGCTGCAAACCCGTATCAAAGCGAGAGCTTCGGGGGCTATTCTTACACCAAACGCAGCGCGGGAAGCGACGGCAGCGCGTTAAACGGCTGGCAGGGTGCTTTTAAAGGCCAATTGAATGATTGGCGGAAACTCAAGGGGGTGGAGCCGTAATGCTGTTGGATGCGTTTGGTAAAAAATGTGTGCTGATTGAAAAGAAACGCACGGGCGACGGCGCTGGCGGCTACATCACGGAATGGGTTGACGGCGCTGAGTTTCTTAACTATCAGGCGCTTGACACATCCATGGAGGCCCGGAGGGCGGAACAGGAGGGCGTGACCTCGGTGTATTCCGCACTGGTCAACCGGGACGTGCCCATTGAGTACAACGATTATTTTCGGGATGGGGAAACGGGGCTGACTTATCGGGTGACGTCAAACCCGGAGGAAAAGGCGGCTCCGAAATCTGCCGGACCGGCAATCCGGGCGCTTAAATTCTTCACTGCGGAGCGAAAGGAGCTGCCGAAATGACGAAGGATAAGGCGCTCCATGCGTGGTTTTCTCAATTCCTTCCGGCATTCCCAACATCCAATGTGCCGGAGGACGCGACGTTCCCGTGGCTGACCTATGAACTGATTACCGGGTCATGGGAGAGCGGCGAAATCGCGCTGACGGTCAACCTCTGGTATTACACGGAAAGCGAGGCAATACCCAACGCCAAGGCACAGGAAATCTCTGACGCCATCGGCATGGGCGGCGCGTTCGTGCCCTATGACGGAGGGGCGATGTGGATCAAGCGCGGATCCCCGTGGTGCCAGAACATCGTGGACGAGAGCGATAAGAACATCAAGCGGCGGTATCTCAACATCACGGTGGAATATCTGTCGCAAAACTGATGAAAGGACGAAACTATGAAATTCACAAAAATTCCTTCCGACGCATTTCAGAAATTGCAGATCAACGCCGGTATTCTGACCACCGATTTTACCCCGGCCACCGGAACCATTGGAGAGGCGGGACAGATCGGCGCGACTACCGGCGGCGTGAATTTTACCGCAACGCCGACCTATTCGGACTTTGGCGAGGACATTGACAACTGTCCGAAGAACATGAAGGAGATGAAACGGCTGGATTCCTGGGAGGCGAAGATGGCGGGTACGTTCATCAACGCAGACACCAAGATCGCAAAGAGCCTTTGCGGTGCTGCCGATGTGAGTACCAGCGATGGGAAGGTAACGCCTCGGAACGATCTGTCGGACGCCGACTTTGCCGACATCTGGCTGGTGGGCGACTACTCCGACAAGAACGGTGATAAAAATGGCGGCTTCATCGCCATCCACATGATGAATGCACTGTCCACCGGCGGCTTCCAGCTGCAGACCAGCGACAAGGCGAAGGGCCAGTTTGCGTTTGAGTATACCGCCCACTACTCCATGGCGGCACAGAACACGGTCCCCTTTGAGATCTACATTAAGGCCGGTACGGCGGAGGGCTGATATGAAACTTTCCGACATTCATGGCGAGCGGGTGTTTGATGTTATCGCAGATATCATTGACCCCATTGCCAACATCGCAGAGGACGAAAAGGCATCCGCCATGTTCCGGCGTGAAAAGATCCCCGAGGGAATGACGGCGAAGGAGTTTGCAATGCAGCGGGCGCGTAAAGCGCTCCCTGCACTGCTCAAGGGCCACAAGGGCGACATCATCGCCATCCTTGCCTCTATTGAGGGCGTGAGCGCGGAGAGCTACAAGGGCGCGCTAAACCTCGTCAAGCTGATGCGAGACGCGACGGAGCTTTTGACCGATGAAGCATTCGGCGCGCTTTTTTTCTCGGCGCAGAGCGAGAACTCCTCTGGCTCTGCGCGGGAGAATACCGAGGGGCAAAAAGTGTAAAGGCGTTTGCGGGGTACTGCGCGGCGCGTTTTGTTGAACGGGCAAGGGCAGAGGCATACCGCATCTATGTGACCGACGCGCTGCGGTTCGTTGCCGAAAACACGGCACGATATGCGGGTGGGAACTACATCAAGGCGCGATACGCGGACATTATTGAGCCGAAGAAGCAGGACAACAGGACATGTGAAGAGATCACCGCCGATGTGGTCGCGCGGTGCGGATTGGTGGTGAAAGCATGAATTTAATGGATCTGTTTATCAAGGTCACTGTGGATGACAGCAGCGTGGACAGCGGGTTTTCCGAAACAGGACAAAAAGCGGATGCGTTGGCAAGCAAACTGAAAGGTGGGCTTGCAACGGCGGCAAAGGTTGGTGGCGCGGCAGTCATTGCGGCCAGCGGCGCTGTTTTGGCACTGACGAAGCAGGCAATAGACAATTATGGAGAATACGAACAGCTTGTTGGTGGTGTCGAAACGCTGTTTAAGCAGTCCGCTGACGCAGTAATGGGGTATGCTGAAAACGCATATAAAACGGCGGGCATGAGCGCAAACGAGTATATGACCACTGTAACCTCGTTTTCTGCGTCTCTGCTGCAATCAATGGGCGGCGATACGGCGGCTGCGGCTGAAAAGGCAAACCTCGCCATTACGGATATGTCGGATAACGCAAATAAGATGGGGTCCTCTATGGAATCCATTCAGAACGCGTATTCCGGCTTCGCCAAGCAGAACTATACCATGCTCGATAACCTCAAGCTTGGTTACGGCGGCACAAAGGAAGAAATGCAGCGGCTGATCGACGATGCTAACGCCTTAAATGCCGCACAGGGGAACTACACCAATTACACTATTGACAGCTATGCGGACATCGTGGACGCCATCCACACGGTCCAGACGGAAATGGGAATTACGGGCACAACGCAGTTAGAGGCCGCGACAACAATTCAGGGGTCGATTTCGTCGATGAAGGCCGCGTATGAAAACTTTGTAACGGGACTTGGCGACGAAAACGCGGACATTGCAGAGTTGGCGACCAACCTAATTGATAGCGCTGTGACCGTGGCGGAAAACATTTTGCCGGTCGTGGAGCGAGTGCTGGAAAACATCGGCGTTGCGGTGCAGGAAAAAGGGCCGGAAATGATCGAAAGGTTTGTTTCTTACGCGGTAGAGAAACTGCCGGACATAATCAGGCTGGGCATACAGATGGTTATTGCACTGGTAAAGGGGTTGGCACAAAACTTCCCACAGCTTGTGACGGGCGTTTTGGATATGGTGGCAACGATCATTAAAACGTTGGTTGATTCTATCCCAGACATTATCGAAATCGGAAAAGATATCGTGCGAGGCGTTTGGGAGGGGATCAAGGCAATGGGAAGCTGGATCAAGGAGAAGGTGACCGGGTTCTTCGGCGGAATTGTGGATGGAGTGAAGGGCGTTCTTGGTATTCATTCCCCGTCTCGCGTATTCGCTGGGATCGGTGAAAACATGGCGCTGGGTCTTGGCGAGGGATGGGATGACGAATACGGCAATATCAAGCGAGGCATTACCTCTGGGCTGGACTTCGGTACGGCGTCGGTAGGCTTTGCGGATTCCGGCATCGGCATTTCCAGCGCGGCTATTGTAAATGGGCTGGGCGAAGGGAAGCAATCCGGCGGATCATTTACGTTTAATCTGATGTTCCCTGACATGACCAAATTTGCATCCTATGTGTTTGACCCGCTGACCGGCTATGCGCAGGCAAACGGTACGCCAATTCTGAACCCCATTGCATGAGGTGAAACATGACGGAATTGATTTTAGACGCCAACGGCATGGCGGTGGTGCTGCCGGAGAGCCGGGATGGCGGATACAATGTGCAAAATATCCCTCTGTCGGTTGACGTACAGATGATCTCTGGGCGAACGGCACGGGAACTGCGAGGGAATGTGTGGCAGGTGTCCTATCAATACGGATATTTTGATGCGGAAATGAAAAACAAGGTGATCGCGGCCTGTGAGAAGGGAACACGGGAACCGATTATCTGCGGTTTTTTGCCACAGGAATCCGATGGGGCGCTGCAATACTCCAGCTTTATCGTAACGTCTTTTACCCGGCCTAAGTTCATGTGGTCGCGGCGAAGCGGACGTGGAGATGAGACCAAGGAGACCCCGCTGTGGGCAGACTTTACCGTGGAATTGCGGGAGGTGACGCCGCATGATTAAAAGCGGGCAGGCGTATCATGCGGCGATCACAGGAGACGCGCGGCGGGTACTGCTGCGGGTGGTCATTGACATCATTTCCCCGGACATCGTGTTCGGTGCCGGGGATACCTCCGGGCAGATTCCGTGGAGCAAGCCGGAGCAGCTCCACGATAAGGTTTTTGGAAATCCCGCCAAGTACGCTACGTTAGAGCGTGACCGGTGGGCGCTGGATGGGACGTGGGACCTTCTCCCGGACGATCCCGCTCAGACGGTGGGCCAGATGAGCTACATCGGCAGCGTGCTTTCCGGCGCGGACGGGACGTTTTCCGCGCCGCCGTGGGTGGAGCTGCAATTCTCCGGCGTGTCTGTCTTGCAGGCGTGCTCCGTATATTTCCCGGACAATGACTATGACGGCCTTCCGGAGGATTTTACGGTGGAGATCAAGCAGGGCGGCACGGCGTACCACACACGGACGTACACCGGCAACACAGCTTCCTTCGTATCGCTGGAGGGCTTCACGGTCAACAACCCTGACGCCATCCGGGTGACGGTGACCAAATGGTCCCGCCCCGGGCGGCGGATGCGAGTGGTGGAGATCGTCCCCGGCGTATATGAGGCGTGGGACGGAGGCATGATCGCGGAGTTCAACGTCAAGCAGCAGGGCAACATCGCGGCCACGGCGCTGCCATATGGAACGTGCACCCTCAAGATCGACAATCTTTCCCGGCGGTTTGAGCCGCGCAGCAAAAACGGACTGTTTCAGTCCATCGAGGAGCGGCAGGGCATCGACGTATCGTTGGGCGTTCGGCTGGCGGACGGAACGGACGAATATAAGCGGCTGGGGATCTTCTATCAGTTTTCCGGCGGGTGGAAAACCGGCGACAACGGCCTGACGATGCAGTGGAATCTGGTGGACATTATTGGCCTGCTGGCAAATCGGGAATTTCTGGCACCTGCCACGCTTCCCACTACGCTGGGCGGGTGGATCGGCGCTCTGGCGGCCCAGCTAGGCGTGAATTTCAAGGACCGCTGGCACGTGGACCCGGATTTCACGGCCCTGCCGGTGACGGTGCGGACGGCAGAGGATGTGCAGGGAAAAAAGTGCGGGGACATCCTCCGCTGGGTGTGCCAGGCAACCGGCACATGGCCCCGGGCGGACGCCTCCACCGGAGACCTGACCGCCGAGCCGCTGTGGAGCGAGGGCAACAAAGTGACACTGGACAACCTCAACGGCTACCCGGTTATGAAGGCCAACGGGGACGTGGCGGCGCTGATCTTTACCCTCAACGATGGGGCAGGCACAAAATACATTGTGTCCGGCAATGCCACATCGTCTAGCGAGACGGTGAGCATCGACAATCCATTCATCAAAACGGAGGCGCAGGCGCTGGCGGCGGCGCGGCTGATCCTTTCCACCTACGGCGGCAACGTGCTGGATCTGACGGGCCGGGGCGATCCATCCTCTGAGATCGGTGACGTGGAGACGGTGTGGCTGGACGAAAGTCAGGCCACCACGGCGCGGCTGACCATGCAGACGTTCCAATTTTCGGGCGGCGTCATGCAGGGGTGCCAGAGCCAGCTGCTACAGGCAGACGGCAGCTTTTTGTATCAGGGCCGGGAGGTTATCACCACACCCGGCACGTGGAAGGCCCCGGCGGGAAAGAAATCTCTGCGGATCATTCTTGTGGGCAAGGGCGGGGACGGCACCAGAGGGGAAGACGGTTCCTGGCACGCAGACGGTGCGGACGGCGTGGACGGTCTGGGCGGTTTAGTGTGGGCCGGGACCATCAACATCAACGAGGGGCAAGAATTCCCGGTGGCTTTCGGCGAGGACACCACCTTTGGGGCGTATTCCTCTGCCAACGGCAAACGCTATGAAAACGGCTACACGGACGTGGCCAGCGGTGACAGCTTCGCCCGGACGGGCGTGGCGAAGCCAAGAGCGGGAACCGGAGACGGCGGGGCCGGCGGCAAGGGCGGCGAACAGGGCCGGCGGCAAAAAATAACGTGGGAAGATGAAGGCGGTTTTTCTCACAGCTATTGGAAAATCTACAGTTATCCTGGCGTTGGTGCGGATGGCGCGATGGGCGCTTCCGGCTGCGCGGTGGTGTATTACAACAAGTAGCGGTCCGAATCGGACACGGAGGACGTATGTTTGATTTTTCCACATTGATAACAGACCGAACGCTGGAGGACGTGGCTGCCCGGAATGAAAAAGGCTCATACAATGCGACGGACCTCAACCGGGTGGACGCCTGCCTGGAGGATCTGGTGGCCCGGCTGAGCCGGGTGGGCTGCAACGTTCCGGGGTATAAGCGGGTGAAAATTGAGCGGGCGGTGACGCCCAGCTCCCGCCTGCCGGAGGGGTATACGGAGCTGGAATATATCCGGAGCGATGGCGGCCAGCATATAGATGCTCTGGTTACGCCTACCCAAAATACACGCGTAAATATCAAGTTTTCTACATCCGAAACGGGAAGCCATACAGTATTCGGATCAGATATTGATTGGACAGAAAACGGTTTTGCGTTAGGTGTAGGGTTCGCGCATTATGGGAAAGCCAATAGAACAATTTCTGGTTTAGTAGATGGAAATCCACATGACGTTGATTTCAAAAAAAACGTAATTGCTGTAGACGGAGCAACCGTATCAACTATGGAGATCGCGACGTTTTCTTTGTCTTACAATTTAGCAATATTTGCAAATAATCGATCAGGAAGCATCCAAGAAAAAACAAAGATGGCACTTTATTGTTGCAAAATTTATGAAAACGAGAACGCCATCCGAGATTTTATTCCTTGCCAAGACCCATCTGGGAATATTGGCCTGTATGATGTTATAAGCGGGGAATTTTACGGCAACGCCGGGACCGGCGTGTTTCTGGCGGGGCCGGTGGTAGAGCGCCCTAAAGACCAAAACGAAGATCTGGATCCGTACACATGGTATGAGAGCGATGTGCCCACGGCATCCCTGCTGTCCCGCTACCGGGCCAACGTGGCGGCGGTGCGGGCGGTGCTGCGGCTGCCGGAGGGAACGCCGGAGACCCCGGAGACCATGCGGCAGCTGACGGTGGCGGAGGCCAACAGCATCGAGGCGATTTTGCTGGCCTTGAATTCTATTTTAAGTAAAATCCACACAGCCGTCCGCCACTGCGGCGTGACGGTGTGCGGGAGCAAAGGAGTGAGAGCATGAGAGATCGAACGCCCACGAAGGCCCTTGAAAACGGCGCTCTGCGCTACGGCGTGTACGCAGAGGACGGCAGTCTGCTGCGCTATGAGTATCTGGCGCTGGAGGATGAACCCACAGACCCCGGCACGGAGTTGAGCAAGTTAAACTTGCTTCAGGATTCCACGGAGGTCTCCTTGTTTGGTCGGGCCGCAGACCGGACAGTTGATGAGGCATTTTCCGGTATTGCCGGGCAACTGAAGCTCATCATGTCCGATATGGCAACAATCGCACTGACAATTCTGACTACAAACGGCAAACCAATCCCGGATGTGCTGGTGCAGGGTATTCTCAGTGAAAACGGACAGGCGGTGTACACCAACGCCAGCGGCGTGGCCTCCGGCTACATCGGCGAGGGACAACAGGCAGTAAAAGTCAGCGGTTACGCAGACGTGGAGGATTACGCCGAAACCCTGACCGTAGTCAAGGGAACAAACATCTCAAAAACGTGGAAATTGACAACAAATAATTTTCTGAGCGTAAAATCCAGCCGACCTGTCAAGTTTACCGGGAATGTGAGCACGATTGATTATTCCGTAACTTCAGGAGGCGGAGGCGGTGGGGCAGGATATGGTTATCCCGGCGGAGGCGGTGGAGCAGGAGGCGGCACCATCACAAAGACGGGCATCGAAATATCACCTAATACAGTGTATCCGGCAACCGTTGGAGCTGGCGGAAAAGGCGGAACATATCTCGATTATGATGGGCATCCGGGCGGTCAATCATCCTTTATGGGAGATGCCCCTGCTGGCGGAAATCCCGGGCTATCTCCGGTCCGGGGGGGCAGTGGTGAACCCGGTGGCATCGGGGGAAGCGGATCTCAAGGCGGTGGAAGCGGCGGAAATGGCGGCAGTAATTCCGATAACGGCTCAAACGGCAGCAATGCTACTTCAACAGCGTTTACTTCTTTTACCGAAACAAAATCCCTTGGTGGCGGCGGCGCTGGAGGAGAAGGCAAAAATTATAGTGGTGCCAGTGCGACAGATGGCATTGTCGGCGGTGCAGCCAACACTGGCGGAGGCGGCAGCGGTGGCTATGGTGCTGGAAAAGATAAAGAGGGTGATTACAATGACAGTCCTGGCTCTTATGGTTATTCCGGATTCATCGGCATCCGGATGCACCTGAAATCCGCGGCGTAAAGGAGAAAGCCTATGGAATACTGCATTGTCGAAGACGGCGTGATCGTCAACATGATCGTAGCCGAGGCGGACTTTGCCGGGGAGATCGGGGCGCTGCCCGCCTACGAGGGCGCGGCCATCGGCGGGGCGTATACCCCGCCTCCCCCGGAGCCGGAGCCGCCTACCACGGAGGAGCGGGTGGAGAAACTGGAGGCGGAAAACTGCAAGCTGAAAAGTCAGCTCCAGATGCAGGCACAGCAACAGGAGTTTCTGGAGAACTGCCTTTTAGAGATGGGCGATGTTGTTTATGCGTGAGTTTTTGGCAGAAACTGCCTTAAACCTATATTTCAACCTACAGAAAGGAAGCAGTGAAATGATGGCTATGTTGTATGCGAGCAAAATTTGCATGGAGGCAATCAACACCAAGACGAAAAAGCCTTGGGAGTTTGCGGATGTGCCTCCGAAGCTGAAACAGCAGGTGGCGGACATCCTGATCAACGAGTGCGGCCTGCCGGAGCTGGTGCCTGCCGAGTTTGGGGGCACGGCGAAGGTGGAGTAACAAAAAAGCCGCCCAGTGGGCGGCGCAGAAAATTGACAAAGCGAGGCGGATCGTGTATGATGGGGTTCGCCAGTAAGAGCGGTACGGTTGTTTCCCCGTAAAGGGGGTGACCGCATGAGCACAGCAGAAACCATTGCGTTACTTATGCTTGTGATTGCGGCTATCAAATTAGGCGTTGACCTAAAGAAATAACCGCCACCTAAATCGGCAGCGGCTTTTCTACGGATTCTAAATCTGTTGGGGAACGACCTGCACCGACCAAAGTGAGCCGTCCTTACTGGCCCTATTATATACATGCCCACGCCGCTTTGTCAAGGATGACAAGGCGGCTTTTTTGATTGGAAACCCATATAGGCGCCTTAAAACTGCAACTTTAAGGAGTGTGTTATGACGGAGACGATAATCTGCGCCCTCATCACAGGGGGGCTGACGCTGATGGGCGTGCTCATCGCCAACGGCAAACAGCAGGCGATCACGGATACCAAATTAGACGAGCTGACCCGCGAGGTGCGGGAACACAACAGCTTCGCCCAGCGGGTGCCGGTGATCGAGGAACAGATCAAGGTAATCAACCACCGGATCGAGGATCTGGAGCATATCAGTGATCGCTGAAAGGAGAACGCTATGGAAAACATCAAGAAACGGCTGGGGAATCTGCTTGCGGTGAAGTCTCTGGTGACCATCACCCTGACAGTGGTGTTCGCAGTGCTGGCTCTACGGGAGACCATCAGCGGCAGCGAGTTCCTGACCATCTTCACGGTGGTCATCGGCTTTTACTTCGGAACCCAGAGGGTCAACGAGGACAAGAACAGTTAAAACCGGTTGAAGATTCAACCGAAAAATTTGAAAGGGGTACATACCATGGAAAAGATCTACGAGAATATCATCAACGAGGGCAAGAAGAACGGCAAGACCGTGGAGACCATCAACGCAGAGCTGAGGGAGGCCGGTGCCAACTTCCACCTGAATCCCGACGGCGGCGTGGCCAACTGGACCGAGGCGGAGATGGCCGAGGGCTTCATCCCTGCCGAGAAGGAGCCGGAGGACGTGAAGCACCTGCATGACTACATGCGGCGTGACCCTGCCAAGGCCAACACCGAGGAGGAGGTCTGGGTCCCGGAAGGCCATTACCGCATTACCTTTGACGAGGACGGTCACGCCACCAAGGCCGTGAGAATCAATGGTTGATACGTTTGACTGCGCCCGTGCGCAGATCTACCACAACACCGGCAAGCTGTCCCCGGCGCAGATCAAGGCCAAGACCGGCTGCACCCACATCATCAACGGCTATCTGTTCAACGGCAAGTTTCAGCCGGTGGGCTGGACGGTGATCGACGGCAAAATCATCAGCCGGGACAAATACCAGGACTGGGGCGTGTCCATCGGCAGCGACGGCAAGCCGCAGATGCTGACGGACCGGGGCGGATCGTTTTTGTCCGGCGTGCCCATCCTCAAGGCCGGGTCCAAGCTCTACCGGGGCCTGACCGCCGACGTGGCCCGTCCCGCTGCCCGGACGGCGGTGGGCTGGATGCCCAACGGCAAGGTATGCCTGTGGTGCGACAAGACCAGCCTGACCCGTGAGCAGCTCCAGAACAAGCTGCTGGGGCTGGGCGTGGTGGATGCCCTCATGCTGGACGGCGGCGGCTCCACGCAGGGCATTTTCCCCGGCGGGAAGGTAATCAGCACCCGGAAGGTGCCTACGCTGCTGCTGTTCTGGGAGCGGTCGGCCAAGGTGGAAGATCAAGCCCTCGTATGGGGCAAGGCTCACGGCCTGCTAACGGACGCCAACGCCGGGGAGACCGTGACCCGCACCGACATGGTCCGGGCGCTGTATCAGATTTGGGGGGACAAAAATGGTTGAGATCCACGCTTACAGCAAAGCCGCCTCCGGGGGCAAGCAGCTCTCCGCCCATTTCAAGGTGCGGGAGTTTGCGTGTGGAGACGGGTCTGACGCTGTTTTGGTGGCTCCCCGGCTGGTGATGGTGCTGGAAACCATCCGCGCCCACTTCGGCACTCCGGTGGTCATCCACAGTGGCTACCGGACGCCACAGTACAATGCCAAGGTAAACGGTGCGGCCCACAGCCAGCACTGCTATGGCATGGCGGCGGATATTTCCGTCAGCGGCCAGAAACCGGAGACGGTGGCGGCCTTCGCCCGGACGCTGATGCCCGATTGGGGCGGCGTGGGCATCTACGCCAAGAAGGGCTTTACCCACATCGACGTGCGGGAGAAGCGCTCCGACTGGGCGAGCTAAACATCTGAAAGGAGGGCCAGAAGATGGCAACATCCACGCTTTTTAGCGCTCTGCAAGTCTGGAAAACCCATGGAGAAAACAAACCGAGAGATCCGGGCGCTGTTGTCATCCATGGCCCCGGCCCGGGCGGCGCAGGCCGTCCGGCTGGTAGGCTTGCCGCCTGACGAGGAAGCGGCGGTGCTGGCGGTGGACGTCCACGGCCAGAGCTGCCTACAGGCGGCGGCGCTGCTCCACGTCAGCGTGGACGGGTTGGCCAAGATCCGGCGGCGTGCCTACGCCAAGATCGCGGATGATATGCAGGGATGAGAAAAGCCGTGTCCGATTCGGACACGGCTTTCTTATTTTTCTTCCCGCTTTTTCTTGCGCTGCGCCATAAAATCCTTGTCCAAGCGGTTGACTGTGGTAGGTGCTTTTCGGGTCCCTTGTCTGATTTGGGTGCGCTCCTGATGCCATTTTATCCGGAGCCTGTCACACTCCTCAGAGCATGTGATTCGAGGGGTTCCGGGGGAAATCGGTTTTCCACAGATCACGCAGACTTTTTGACCTCTTCGCGGCTTCTGTGCCCGCAGCTCATAATAATTATTTTCCTCGTTCCATTTTTTGGATGCCTCGCGGTCCGCCTGACGATATGCTCCCGGGGCACAGTCTTTACAGTACCGCTGGCGCGCCGAATTGACAATATACTCTTTCCCGCAGATCGTACAATGGTCAATACTGCCAAGAGGCCGGATTGTTCCGCTTTTGTGGCATCGTGCAGCTGACTCTTTTTTGCGGATGGCCCGGCAATTAGGGCAGTACCAAGCCCGAGGGCCACCGTCAAAGGTCGCGCCACACTCGCGACAAGTCCGTGGGCGTATGGTGGTAGATCTCTCTGCCGCAAAACACTCCGCACATACACGCTGCTCAACTTTGATGGCGGGAAAAAACTTCCCGCATTTTACGCACGCCTTGAGCCGCATATTTTAGCCCCGCGTGTATAGCCCTACGGCTTGCGCCAGCAAAATCCGCAAATAGTCCGGGCAAGCGCTTGCCCCAGATTCCCAATTTTCCACCGTCCGGCGCGGGATACAGAAGCGCTGGGCAAAAGCAACCTGAGACAAGCCGGTGGCTGCTCTGATCTCGCGGATCGTAATATGAGCCACATCCCACAACGCTCCCAAGGACTGGATCCGATCATCCGGGATGTCAGCGCCTTCCGGATCCCCCCAGATGTCAGATAGCGCCCAGTCTGATACATACATGTCCCGGTCTTGGTCGGCAAGTGCACCGAAAAAGAGGGTGCTGAACTGTTTATCAGTCATGGTATATCCTCCTTAATTCAGCTCATCAACAAAAACGAACATATCTTCGTCAGGGACAAGGACTCCGTCCTCGTCATATTTGATGCAAGCGCCATCTTCGCAGGTGCTGTTGTTGGCCATTTCGATGCAATAATCAACATCCTCAACGGTATAAGTATCAGTTTCCTCATCATAGGGCAGGGAACCGGCGGTAAAATAATCGCGGCTCCAGTCCGGATCGTATCCGGAACCATTCCAGCGCTGAATCTTGATTTCTACGGTTTTCTTTCCATCAGTAATTTTCATTTTATTTTCCTCCTGGGCTTTGCCCCTCTTGTTGTTATTATAATACCACCAATTTGGTGGTATGTCAAGAGAGAAAAGCAAAAAAGTCAAAATATTTTCAGGGCAGTTTGAGGGCAGAATACAGGCAGTTTCCGGGCAGTTTGGCTGCCCGGATTTTTTGTATCATATACGTGTAAAGGAGGCGCACACAATGTACGAGCGGCTTTTGGCCTGCGGGTATCCGGCAGAGATGGCGCGAGAGATCATAGCGCGGACCGACCCGGCGGAGCTGGAACGATACGTGCGCATGATTGAGCTTTTATACGATGACCGGAGGGAATATGTATAACCATTTCAACCCCAACCCCTGCGGGAAAAATGTGGGGGATTGCACCGTGCGGGCAATCGTAAAGGCTACCGGCAAGGATTGGGGCGAAATTTATTTGCGGCTCTGTATCCAAGGGTATCTGGATGGGGATATGCCGTCGGCAAACGCTTGTTGGGGGAGGTATCTCCGCAGCATCGGATATCGGCGGTATATCGTGCCGGACACTTGCCCAGACTGCTACACGGTTGGGCAATTTGCGGAGGATCACCCAAAAGGCACCTATATTCTGGCGCTGTCCGGTCATGTGGTCTGCGTCTGCGACGGCATGATCTGGGACAGCTGGGACAGCAGCAACGAGACAATCTTATATTACTGGGTCAAGGAGGATGACTAAAATGGCTTACACACCTTACGGATGGCAAAACCCCTATTACGCACCGCCTATGCCGGACAACCTCATGCAGATGCGCCAGCAGCAGATGCAGCCTATGACACCCCAGATGCCGCAGGCCCCGCAAAACCCGGTGGCGCAGAGCGGCGTCCAGTGGGTCAGCGGGGAGCAGGAGGCCCGGAACTGGATGATTGCGCCCAATGCCGCCGTGGCTTTGTGGGACAGCTCCGCGCCTACGGTGTACCTCAAGAAGGCGGATGCCAGCGGTAAACCGTCCCTTACGATTTATGACCTCGTAGAACGCACAGAAACGCCCCGTACAGCGCCTACGGCAGACCCGGTGAAGTTTGTCACCCGGGAAGAATTTGATGCGCTGGCGGCGGTTGTGGACGGCATGAAGGGTAAAAAGAAGGCGAAGGAGGCTGATGCGGATGGCTAACCCCTTTTTTAACGCTTTAGGCGGCGGGAACACGCCGGTAGGCCGGTTTCAACAGATGATGCAGCAATTCAACCAGTTCCGATCCTCGTTTCAGGGGGACCCGAAAGCAGAGGTGGAAAAACTTTTGCAGTCCGGCAGGATGAGCCAGCAGCAGCTGAACCAGCTGCAGGCAATGGCAAAGCAATTTGAGAGCTTTTTGCGGTAATCAAAATCGTGGCCACGATTTGATTGATAAAATTTTGAAAGGAGAGATATTATGTCTCTATCTGACGGTATGCCGACGATGACCATGCCTGTGGCTCCCGCCAACACCTCCGGCAGCGGAAACGGCTTTGGCTGGGGCGGTGACGGTGCATGGTGGATCATTATCCTGTTTTTGTTTGTTTTTTGCGGCTGGGGCGGCAACGGCTGGGGCAACAACGGCGGCAATGGCGGCGGCGTGGTCGACGGCTATGTGCTGACCTCTGATTTTGCCAATGTCGAGCGCAAAATCGACAGTGTAAATCAGGGCCTTTGCGACGGATTTTACCAGCAGGCGCAGCTTGTCAACGGCACCAACATGGCGATGGCAAACGGCTTCGGACAGGCCGAGCTTTCCCGCGCTAACCAGCAGGCGGCTCTCATGCAGCAGTTGACTGCCATGCAGATGCAGGCCGCTGAGTGCTGCTGCAACACCCAGCGCAGCATTGAGGGCGTGCGCTATGACATGGCCGCTCAGGCTTGCGATACCCGGAACACGGTGCAGAACGCCACCCGGGACATTATCGACAATGCCAACAGCAACAGCCGCGCGATCCTGGACTTCCTGACCCAGAGCAAGCTGCAGGATCTCCAGAGCGAGAATCAGGGCTTGAAGCTGGCCGCATCTCAGGCGGCGCAGAACAGCTATCTGGTGTCCCAGCTGCGCCCTTCTCCCATTCCGGCCTACACGGTGCAGAACCCCTATTGCTGCAACCAGTTTGCCGGATGCGGTTGCTGACAACTGCATAGCGTAGCTTTTCCCCCATGCTGGGGAAATGATCGGCCCCGTGTCGATACTGATGACAAAGCGGCGGGGCAGTAGCCCTGCCGCTGATTTTATGAAAGGAGTTTTTTATGCCTGAATACACTGCTGTTGCCGCGCAAACTGTAGCGGCAAACCAGAACGTGCTTTTTACCGAGGCACCGATCCCCTGCACCAAGGGCCTTGTGGCGCACCGCGCAGGCTCCGGTCTGTTTAACCTCCGTGGTAACTGCTCCCAGTGCCGCGTCCGCTATAAGGTGGACTTTATCGGCAATATTGCCGTAAGCACCGGCGGGACCCCCGGCCCCATCTCCGTTGCCATTGCGGTTGACGGTGAGCCGCTCCCGTCCTCCGTTGCGACGGTGACGCCCACGGTTGCGGGGGCATTTTTCAACGTGGCGGCGTCCGAGTACGTTGACGTTACAAAGGGCTGCTGCGCGTCGCTGTCCATCCGCAACGTTAGTGGCGAGGACATTGACGTGAGCAACGCGAACCTTATCATTACCAGAGTTTGCTGAGAAAGGAGAACACAATGGGAATGAAATCTATGTATGAACTGCGGGATATGCTCTGCAAGGAACTTGACGAGCTGATCCGCAAGGGCGAGCTGGGCGCCGGGGATCTGGACATTGCCCACAAGCTGACCGATACCATCAAGAACATCGACAAGATCGATGCGATGGACGAGCGCGGCTATTCTGGCCGCTATCTGGACGATGATCTACGCGGCTACAGCCGTGGCAACTCCTATGCCCGTCGGCATTATGTCCGTGGTCATTACAGCCGCACGGACGCAACTGAGCATCTGCGCGATCAGATCAACGATATGATGCGGGAAACCGACGATGATCGCATCAAGGACGCCCTGCGCCGTGCAATGGACATGATGGAGGACTAAAGGGGGTAGGCCCCAATGATTGACGAGCGAGAAGTGGCGCTATGGATCAAGCGGTTAGAGACGGAAGAATCCAGCTGGGCAAACTATGAAAAGCTGGCGGCGCTGTATACCATCCAAAACCAGAACCGAGAGCCGGTGAGGGAAAACCGTATGGTTGAGGCGTATTCTGCGGTTCCCGCACCGGACAGCGATTTCCTCCGGGCGGTGTCTAACGTTGACCCAGCCCGTGCGTGGGAGGTCATGGACGAGCTGATGGACAGCTTGAAAGTGGTCAACGAGCGGGTTTATAATAGCGTCATGCGGAAATTGGAAAGCTAAACTTAACCCCCTCGGCAAATGCCGGGGGGTTAGTTATATTTTGACGTAGGCGTTGTGACATGAAAATAAGACTAACTTGGCGTTACAAAAAACGCACCGTCATTGTCTGCGTCGATGCGCTGGATCGTGCGTACCCAGAATTCCTTTTTTGCCTGCCGATCTAAATCAGGATATTCCTTCAATTCCCGCCGTAAGGTTTCGAGATCAAATTCTTTTATAGGCTCGGGGTTTATTGCCGCAAGCTGCTGTTTCAATTCCGTATAGTCTTTTTTATATTCTTCGATTTCAATCAAATCCGACAGATACAGGTCTTTTAGTTTTTGCATTTTCCGCTTGATTTGCTCCGCCGTTTTGGGCGGCTTTTTTTCTGCGGTTTTTGATTTGGAGTAATACTTTTTTGCGATCCCCTCAAATTCCCGCAGAAGGTAATCCTCCAGCACATCTTCCCGGATCCTGAGAATGTGCGGACAGTCGGCTGGGTCAAGTGTGTGCGTTCTGCATCGGTAGTACTTGTACACTTGTTTTACAGTCTCCGGCTGCATGTTTCTCCCACACTCCCGGCAGCGGAGAATCCCGGTAAACAAATATATCCGGTCCGCACTGGCGTTCCGCTGGCTTCGCTGTTCCAGGATTCTCCCGGCAAGGTTAAAGGTTTCTTGATCGACAAGCGCTGGCAATACGTTTTCCACACCGAACGCCTCACCTAAGTACAATCGATTCGACAACGCATCCTTGTATTTGTTGTACGAGCGTTTGATCCCCCACTCCGTTGCCATATACCGCCTTAGTGCAAGGATGCTTTGTAGCCGTATAAAGGCAGGGAACATATCTCGCGCCGCATCTGCGGTTTCTTCATCTATGGCGTAGTGCCGGTCTTTCACGCAGATACCGATGGGTGTTCTCCATGTGGTAGGCTGGCCCTTCAATCGCTTGCCTTCGTTAATGGCCTTGATTCGCTCGCTGGTGCGGTCAGCTTCGTCCTGCGCTACCGACAGCATGATATTCACCTTTAGCCGCCCGGATGCCGTGCGAGTTTCGTAATCTTCCCGCGTGGCCTGCCATGTGACGTGGCAGCGGTCTAATTCTTCCTGCACGGCGTAGTATCCGGCTACACTGCGGAACCAACGGTCCAGCTTGACAAATAAAATTGTGTCGATCTTCCCATCCTTGCAATCTTCCAATAAACGCAGAAGTGCTGGTCGCCGCTTATATGGTTTTCTTGCGGATATTCCAGCATCCTCGTATACGCCGACAACCTCCATACCGTTGTCTGCGGCATACGCCAACAAGGATTCCCGCTGATCTCCCAATGACAGGCCGTGCCGCGCCTGTTCTTCCGTCGAGACGCGGATATATAGTGCGGCTCTCATACTATCCCCTCCAAAATCCGTAATTGGCGCAGTGAATATCTACCCACACGCACCAGACGAAGAGACCGACGATCAATAGCGACAAACCGAGCATGATCCACCTGTATAGTTTTACGGAATGACGTAGGTTATTCAGTTCCGCCTCCATCAGGCCGATGGTCTTCCGCTTATTTTCAAGGCGGTGTTCCAGCCCATCTTTTTCCGCCTGCAAGGTTTCTTCCGTGGCGGTACAGTGATCGCCAATACCAAAAAATGCGTCCAAAGACACCCCCAGTGCCGCACAGATACCAGCTGTGGTATAAAGGGCCGGGGATTTGGACGCATGGGCGAAGAAATTATTAACGGTGGAGAGGGGGACGCCGGAAGCATCGGCAATGTCCTGGGCCGTCATGTTGAGGGCGGCTCTTTTTTCGCGGCATAAGTCTTGGATCGTCAAAAAATCGGCCTCCTGTATTAAATTTATAAGATATGGGCAGCGATAGTACACAATTTCGTTTGGCAGTATACTGCCGGTTTCCCACATTTGGTTATTGCGTTGCCCAATCAATTTTTGCTATGGTTGCATCACGGCAAGCCAATCCCCCCAAGGCTTGCCCTCCGGCCCCGCCGTTTGTTGCAGAGGGCGGCGGGGCCTTTAGTTACTTATTGCTTCTCAAGTTTTACGGTCTGCGTAACTCCCATGGCAGACACTTCGTAACTGATTACGCCGTCCTGATAGGTAAACGTCTTTGTGTCATCGCCGCTGGCGAGAATTGCCATATCGGTCTGATCTTTATCATTTTCCGATTCCCAGGTGTACGGCTCATCCGCCGTGGTAGGGGCATCGAAAGAACCGGCCCAATAGAGGGCTTTGGTTTCTCCGTTATCAGATACCCAATACACCTCAATGGCATCTCCGGCAATAGTAGCGGCCTGCCATGCGTCATCTGCATTGCTGTTTGTCTGCTTCCACTCTCCAACGAGATCGGGTGGAGTTACCGGCTCGTTTTCTGGCTCGGCCTGATTCGTTTCCCCGCAGGCGGTTAACATGCCGAGCGCGAGAACTGAAGACAGCGCGATAAGCAAAAACTTTTTCATCTTAACTCTCCATTTTCTTATATTTTCGACTGCACAAAGTGCAATAATCGACATATAGCCCCGTTACTATAATTATTGGGAGGGACGCAAGATGTTGTATAATGACGCGAAATGTGATACAATAAACAGAGCAGATGTTGAAATACTGCGCGAAAAACTGGTATGCGCCGCGCTGGCGCTTCCGTATGAAGCAAAGCTTGAGCTTTTGAAACTTATTGAGGGGGAAGAGAAAAATGAAAGAGGCCGCTAAGTTATGGTACATCGACTCCAAAATGGTTGACGCGGTAAATCGGTGCATGGACGCCATTTCGGCCTGCGGGCTTTCCGCGGACAGCGCGGAATATCTCCCCTTTTGCTTAGATCGTGCGATCAAGGCAAGCAATCAGATTTCCGCGCAAAGCATCCCGTTTCGCGCAACGCCCGTAAAGGTCAATGAGGAAAACGGGGGCTGTGATGTCACGCCTTTGGCGCTATTATTTGTTCAATAGCCGCTGATGCAATCCCTTTTGAGATTGTTTCAATCACTGTTAAAGACACGGAGCCAAATGACCGCAGCAATTTTGATGTTTTTTCCCATTGCGTTTTTCCTTCGATTGCCGCGATAAATTCATGCCCCTTTGGCGTGACATAGTAAATAGACGGCAGACTGTTGTGATGGAAGTTTGTAATGGGATCAAAATGGAAATCTGTTGCCAGATACCCACTCTCCGAAAGCTGAATGATGTGATAAATCAAAGCCCCTGTATCGTATTTGTTCAGTGGCGGGACGAGCCTCATTGAATCAATATATAAAACATGATAACTTGCGCAAGTATAATTGCCGACTTCTTCTGTTTTGATGTAAGTATTATCTTCGCAAAACAGCATTAAATCTCGGACGCAGTCAGGGTCGAGTTTCATGTCTTATCCCTCTTGCTTTCCAGATATTCAATATAGCGTGAAATCTCAGTTAATTCATCCGCAGATGCGGAGCGGATAAACTGCGCGATTTTATCGTCCACACCCTCGATCTTCGGATCGGGGGTTTCTTTTATGCCTGCAAGAGCATCATCCATGCGGATCTTTGCTTCGGCTACTGGCATTAAAACAGGATAGATATGCTCTAATCCACGCAAATCAGTTTCCTGAACATCGAAAAAAGAACAAAGTTTATCGATAGTTGTTTGATCTGGGTCGACATCAATGCCCTTTTCCCATTTCTTTTTCCAGACGCTTACAGTCCCCTTATTTATTCCGGATTGGATAGCGGCAGCGGATGGAGAAAGGTTTTTATTTTTACATAATTGCATATATACGTCATAAAACATAAAAAAGCCACCACTTATTTGGTCAATACAGCCAAAGTTTAAACAGATAGACTTTTTACCCGAATATCCCTTGACAAGTTTAAACAATTGGACTATACTGACGATAGTTGAATCAATTAGACAATGCTACCGCCCACCAGACATCACACTGGCGTTCCGGTTGATGTGGTACTTGTAACTGCAATTTCATAGTAGCACATCGGTTTAATTATTTCAACCACTTTTTTAATGTGGAGGTGAAAAAATGATTGCGAGTTGGACGGGGCAGCTTGTAGGGGCCATGCACAATGCGAATGTGTCGGCGCGGCAGCTTGCAGATTATATGGGGCTGACCCCTGAATACGTTAGCATGGTTCTTAATGGGAAAAAAACACCCAAGGGGGCCGAGGAACGATTTCGAACGGCTCTGCGGGAAATGTGTGCAGACAAGGAGGGCGAATGAGAGAACTAATTCCAATGGATTCCTACGGCGTATTTGCAGATGGGCATGACACAGCCAGGGCAAACAGCCTGATGGTGGCGGAATTTTTCGGGAAGCACCACGACAAGGTTGTGCGAGATATTGAAAACCTTGACTGCTCGGCTGAATTTAATGCCGCCAACTTTGGCGTTATTAAATACACGGACAGCCGGGGACGCAGGCAGCGGGCCTATGCCATGACACGGGACGGATTTATGTTCCTTGTGATGGGGTATCGCGGCAAAAAAGCGGCGGCAATTAAGGAAGCCTACATCAAGCGCTTTAACGATATGGAACGTTTGATCGGTACGCTGGTGGAAACACGGCAGGAATTCCCGTTGCTAACTGCGAGCATCAAACTGATCCACGAGCATCCGAAGCCATACCACTTTTCCAACGAGGCCGATATGCTGAATCGGATGGCAATCGGTATGACCGCAAAAGAGTTTCGCAAGGCCCATGGCCTCAAGGATGGCGAGAGCATCCGGCCATATCTGACGGCAGAGCAGCTTTCCATATTGGACACGTTGCAGAAGGTGGACATTGGTCTGCTGCTTGCTATGCCGGATTATGACCAGAGGAAGCGACAACTCCAGTGGTATCTGACACAGCCTGCATCTGGGAGGCTGGCCGTATGAGCAAGAAGCTGGCGAGGATGTACGGCGTGACGGTGGCAGAACTATTCAAATCCAGCAATGAGCAATAACAGGAGGAAAAAGGAATGAAGGAAATTAAGGTACGGATCACATTTACGGAACCCATTCTTGGGACAAGCCCTGCAAACCCAGACGTATATCGGGAGTTTATCGGTTCCAAATCCCCGGATGCGTTAAACATTGAGGACGAAGTTGCCGCGCTGGGCGCTGATGCCGTGGCGGAAAAGGCCATGACGGTGTTTCCCCGGACGGAGGACGGTACCCCGTTCCTGTATGACTATCAGATCAAAGGCTTTTTCAAAGACACCTGCGGCGGCCTCCGCAAGGTCAAGGGCACGGCCAGTGAGAAGATCAAGGCCTACAAGAAGGAGATTGATAAGCTGATCTTCCCGGAGCCCCGCGTGATCCCGCTGGAGTTTGACGGCCCCGTTGGTGAGTGCCAGCGCCCCCTGAGAGCGCAGACGGCCCAGGGCGAGCGCATCAGCCTTGCCATGAGTGAAGAGATCCCCGCAGGCGCTACCTGTGAGTTTCGGGTGACCTGCCTCTGCGACGATCACGAGAAAGCTGTCCGGGAATGGCTGGACTATGGCCGCTTTTCCGGCATCGGTCAGTGGCGCAACAGCGGCAAGGGCCGGTTCACCTGGGAGGAACTCCAGTAACGCAGCGGAAAAGCAGTGCCAAGCGTGGCAAAGCAACGGCATAGCATTGCATAGAGGCGCTATGGAAAGGCCACGGCTCGTTCCGCAAAGCAACGGGAGGGCTTAGAGGCGATAGGCGTCGCAAAGGAATAGACAGGTATTGAGCTGCAACGGCAATGCACAGATGCGCAAGGCAATGCAATGGAATGGTTCAGAACGGTACAGAATCGCAGCGGAATGGCGTAGCACAGCAATGCTTGACGTAGCAACGGAAATGCAGTGATTTGCTATGCAAAGGCAACGCACAGAGAAGCAATTCAGCGCAAAGCCAAGGAAGAGAAATGCAAGGAAAAGCGTAGGAAATGCTTAGATGAGAATGGCGGTGGAATAGCGAAGTTACGTATCGCTAAGAACAGCAAAGGAATGGTGAGGCGCGGCGCGGCAATGGAATTGAGTAGCGCAGCTAAGAAGTGTATGAGACGAAGTATAAAAAATGCCCCGTCCGGTGTTGCAGACCGGGCAGGGCGGCGGAACAAATCTTAGGCTCAGATATGTATCCTGTGGCTATTTTAGCACAGGGGAAAGGAAAAGGCAATGGCGAAGAAACGAAAAATCGAATACCGGGTGATCTGGGTGTCTCCGCCTGACCCGGTGAAGATCATGACGGAGTTCGGCAAGATCTGGTCGAGGGAGCATGGCCTTGAGTTTGACGGTGTTTACACCAAAGAGGGGGACATCAAACAATGAGCTGGAACCTGTTTTTTATGATCCTGGGCGTGGCGTATGCGGCCACTTGGGTATTCAAGGTTGTAGATTTCATCGAAGGAGGGAATCCGCATGAGAAAGCATGACCGGCGCACCAGAGAGCAGCGGAAGGCGGACGCCTCCGCATGGATGGGCTTTATGAGTTTTCTGGCCCTGCTGCTGATCACCATTGCGTACATGGTGGTGAGCGCGCGATGAACAGAAAGAACCGGCATGAGCGCTATCCGCTGGATCTCTGCCAGGTATGCGGCATGGACAGCGGTGAGCGGGTGCAGTCCACGGACGCACCGTTTAAGCACTATGTACGGTGTTCCACCTGCGGCGCTATCACAGCGGGTTACGCCCAGCAATCCAACGCCACGAAGGCGTGGAAGAGAGGGGATGCGTGGAAATGAAGATCTATCCGGTGTGCGCGAGATGTTCCATCGTCATGAACCCCAATGCGTTTGACGATGTGGCTCCGGGTTTTTTGATCAACGGCGAGTGCTACTGCCCGGAGTGCGCGAAGGATTGGCTCAAGGATGAGGTTGACAGCGATCCGGAAGCCGTGGCACGGGCCATGGGGATCGCGATCGTCGACATCCCGGAGGACTGATATGAACCAGTGTGAGCGGATCTTGAAGTATCTGGATGAACACGGCAGTATCACACGGGCCGAGGCCATGAGCGAGTGCGGGATCGCCAATTTCACGGCGCGGGTCTCTGACTTGCGGCGGGACGGCGTGGCGCTGGACGTGGAGACGGTCACACAAAAGAACCGCTACGGCGAGACCGTGCGGTTTGCGAGATACAGGAGGAAAGAATGAACCTTTACGAAATTGACGCGGCCATTACGGCCCTGGTAGACCCGGAGACCGGTGAGGTCAGCGACTTTGACGCCTTCGACCAACTGAGCATGGCGCGGGACCAGAAAATCGAGAACATCGCGCTATATTACAAAAATCTGGTGGCGGATGCCGCTGCCTACAAGGCTGAGAAGCTCGCCTTTGCCGAACGGCAGAAGGCGGCGGAGAACAAGGCACAGCGCCTCAAGGACTATCTGGCGTATGCCTTGCAGGGGCAGAAATTTGAATCCCCCCGCTGTGCGGTGAACTTCCGCAAGACTACCAGCGTGAATGTGGCTGACCCTGACGCCGTTCTGGCATGGCTGCAGGACCACGCACATGAGGACTGCATCCGGTATGCAGAGCCGACCATCAGCAAAGCGGAACTTGCTAAGATCCTGAAAACAGAAGCCGTCCCCGGTGCGGAGCTGGTGGATGGTTATAGCGTGGGGGTGAAGTGATGAACATCTTTGAAAGCATTACCGCGATCATGCAAGAGATCCCGGCGATCGGGAAGGAAAAGAAGAACCAGCAGCAGGGCTTCAAGTATCGCGGCATCGACGATGTGATGAACGCTTTACAGCCGATCCTCTCCAAGCACAAGGTATTCGTTGTGCCGGAGGTGATCGACCAGGCACGGGAGGACCGTGTGACCAACAAGGGCGGTACGATTCTGTATTCCATGCTGAAAATCAGATACACGTTCTACGCAGAGGATGGCACCAGCGTTTCGGCGGTGGTGATCGGCGAGGGCATGGACAGCGGAGACAAGGCCAGCAACAAGGCGATGGCGATTGCCATGAAGTATGCGTTTTTCCAGGTATTCTGCATCCCCACTGAGGAAATGAAGGACCCAGACGCGGAAACGCCAGAGCCGAGCAGACCGAAGGAACCGGCGATCCCAACGCGGCAGAAGCCGGGGTACAGACTTCCCCCGCAGGGCGATGCCACTGTTATTTGTGAGCGCTGCGGCGGTCAGGTGATGGATTACTTTGACGGCAGAGCCACGGTGAAGGCGGCACGTCTGGCGGCGAGAGCGAAGGAACTGTACGGCCATGCGCTGTGCGAGAAATGTGTAGCCGAGGCCAAGGAGGCCAACGATGCAGCGGGTTAATACCACATCGTTCCGCTGGACGATGGATGCCGCCGGTGATTGGTTGTGCATCCAGACCAACAAGGCGCGACAGGTGATTGACAGCCTGAAAGATGGCAAAGCCTATGACGTGGAGATCAAGGAACACCGGGAGAAGCGGAGCCTCGATGCGAATGCGTACTTCTGGGTTCTGGTTGACCGGCTGGCTGAAAAGCTGCGGATTCCCAAGACGGATATTTACCGACGGTATATCCGAGAAATCGGCGGGAACAACGAAACGGTGTGCGTGACAACGGAAGCAGCGGACAAGCTGCAGAGCGGTTGGGAGCATAACGGGCTTGGCTGGCAGACAGACACCATGCCCAGCAAGCTCCCCGGCTGCGTCAGGGTGGTTTTGTACTACGGTTCCAGCACCTACGATACCGCGCAAATGTCACGGTTGATCGACCTGATCGTACAAGATTGCAGGGAGCAAGGTATTGAGACCCTGCCTCCGGACAAGCTGGCGGGGATGATGGAGGAATGGGGATGCACAAAATGACAAAGGCAACGGCCATTCCGCAATCCGTGAAGGTTGTTGTATGGGCACGTGACAATCACCAGTGCGTGATCTGCGGGTCTCCCGCAGGCGCGCCTGTGGCCCATGTGGTACGGCGTTCGCAGGGCGGCAGAGGGATCGAGCAGAACATCGCAACCCTCTGCCCCCGCTGCCACCGCCTGTTTGACGAGGGGCCATTAAGAGACCGAGAGCGCATCTATGTGCGGCTGGTGGCGTATATGAAAGCATTTTACCCGGATTGGAACCGGGAGGACATGATTTACAGAAAGGGAGCTATTTCATGCTGAACAGAATTATTGTGATGGGCCGGATGACCCGTGACCCTGAATTGCGCCGCACCAACAGCGGCACGGCGGTGGCATCCTTCACCGTGGCGGTGGACCGGGATTTTAAGTCCCAATCCGGCGAGAAGGAAACGGATTTCATCGACGTGGTGGCATGGCGCAACACCGCAGAATTTGTGAGCAAGTATTTCTCTAAGGGCCGCATGGCCGTAGTGGAGGGCCGCCTGCAGATCCGTGACTGGACGGACAAGGACGGCAACAAGCGCCGCAGTGCCGAGATCGTGGCCGACAGCGTGTACTTTGGCGATTCCAAGCGGGACGGCGGGGATACGGCGCAGAGCGAACCGCAGGGCGGTTTCAGCGAGATCGAGGATGATTGGGATCTTCCCTTCTGAGGTGACGTATGGGGAAGTGCTACGTTAAGGCTTATTACGATTGGATCGAGCAGACGGCAGCGCTGGAAGACGCTGAGCGCGGACGCTTGTTTGTAGCGATTCTGGAATACGCCCGGTCTGGTACTTTCCCGGAATTGTCCGGACGGGAAGCGGTGCTGTTTCCCGTTTTCCGGGCAATCATCGACCGGGACAACCAGAAAGCGGAAGTAAATTCTAAAAACGGGTCGCTTGGTGGACGTGGTAATAAAGCGAATGAAAGCGAACAAAAGCGAAATGAAGCGACCGAAAGCGAACAAAAGGCTACTAAAGACATAAGACAAAAGACAGAAGACAAAAGACAAAAGACAGAGGACAAGAGTGTTATACGCGCGAAGCGCTTCACACCCCCCACGCTCGCAGAGGTTCAGTCCTATGTGGCTGAACGCCATTCGCCGGTAGACCCGCAGGGGTTTATCGATTATTACGCCTCAAAGGGCTGGATGGTTGGCAAGACCCCCATGAAAGACTGGAAAGCGGCTTGCCGGAATGCGGAGAACTGGGAACGGTGGCAGCAGAAGGGCGCGAAAGGCCCTTGCAAGTGCGAGGACGCTTGGGGGTATGTGTGATGGCTGGAGATTTTAAGCTGGCCGAGCTGCTACGCAAGTACAAGCCCAGGGAATCGCAGAAAGGCAAACTGGCGAAGCGGTACAGGGACCAGCTTTGCTGGGACTGCGCCAACGCCTGCGGCGGATGCAACTGGTCTGCCCGGTATGAGCCGGTCCCCGGTTGGGATGCAACGCCAACGGAACGGGTCTTATCCGACGGGACCGGCGGTCTGCGGGTGATAACGTCCTACGAAATCAGGGATTGCCCGGAAAAGAGGTTGAGAAGATGATGCGGCTTGTGATTGACATTTACGATGGCGAGGACACGCAGGGCACGAAGGAGGCGGTGGCCATGCTGCTGGAGCCTCTGGGCCGTGTCCGCGTGGTCAGCGTCATTACCGATGGCAAGGAGGAGAAGCGGTGATTGCATTTGAGATCCCTTATCCGGCAACAAAGCGCGGTAAAGCGGCGTGGAACAAGCGGTTTGGCCTGAACGCGTATTACGCTGGTAAGCACTGGTCGCAGCGGAAGAAGGATGCGGAAGAGCTGCACGAGCTTGCCCACTGGGCAATGCGAAAAGCAGGAATTACAAAACGTCTGATAAATCACCCCGTCAAGGTGACGTTTTTCTGGAATGACAATCTGGACATCGACAATCACGGCGCGCTGGGCAAGGCCTTTGTGGATGCGATGAAGGGCTACATACTGCCGGATGACAACCCTGAGTGGTTCCGCGCCGTGGAACACAAATTTTGGAGCGGAGATACGATCCGCGTGGAAATCAAGGAGGCAGAATGATGGATGCTGTTATTTATATCCGGTACATGCAGCGTATGTGCAAGTCCCATATTTCATGCAATGGATGCGAGTTAAAACCTGGTAATGGAAAGAGCTGCATGGAGGGGATGGACCCGCAGAAGTGCATTTCTGTGATTGAGCAGTGGGCCGCAGAGCACCCCGTAAAAACCCGCCAGAGCGAGATCTTGAAGATGTTCCCTGGAGCAGCTATTGGTGAAATGGATGGCTGTCTGACTTCAAACCCGTGCAACTTTTACCCGAAGATGCGAGAAGAGTGCTCCGGGCGCATCTGTTCCGATTGCCGTCGCGAGTTCTGGCTTGCGGAGGTGGAGGAATGACCCGTGAAGAGATTTTAGCCGCTGCCAAGCAGTGCGTGTGCGGAGACCGGGATCAGGATTACGGCAGCCCGGAAACGTCTTTTAACATGATTGCGGCGCTGTGGGAGCCGTACCTGCGGCAGAAATGCGTCAACCCGGACGGCGACGTCTGCATCACCGGCGCTGACGTGGGGGCTATGATGTGCTTGTTTAAGCTGGC